CGCCAGGAAGAAGACCGCCAAAACGCCCGCAAAATGAGGAAAATCGAACTCTCTCCGGAGCAGATGCAGCACCTGGTCCTGCATTTCGCGGACACCACGAAGAAAGAGCTCGCCCAGCAGCTGGGGATCTCCATCCCGCTCCTGTATAAATACGCACACGCCCTGCAGCTGGACCTCCCAGGCCCGGCCAACAAGATCCACCTGGAGGCGAAGCAGCTGGACTACCTGGTCCGGAACTTCAAGGACCACGAGAACGAGTTCCTCGCCTTCCACCTGGGCATCAGCGAGACCACGCTGCACCGGCTGGCCAGGCGCTTCGGCCTGAAGAAGTCGCCGGCGTTCCTGAAGGCCCGGTCCGTCGAAGGTGGCCACACCTCCATCTACTACCACCGGAAGCGCGACGACGGCTTCATCCCTCCCAAGGGAACATGCCCGCCCGGATCCGAGAAGGGCTGGTTCAAAAAAGGAGAGAAGCCCATCGACCGGCTCGGACCGAAAAAGGAGGCGGCACGTATCGAGAAGGCGGCCGCCTCCAGGAGGGCCACCCGCCTCGATGAGAAGATCCGCCTCCAGAGAGGCCTCCCACAACGGACAAAGCTGAAGTTCCGGACGGCCCCTCCCGGAACCTACGCCGAGCGCCACTACCTGAAGAGCCGGGGCTACATCCTGGACAATGACGCCCTGGTGGCCTATTGGAACGAGGAGACACGCCGGAGCCCTCGCTTGGAAGCCAATCCAAAGATTTACACCTTCCGCGCTGCCGTATAACCAAAAACCCAATAAACACAAAAAACATGAAAAAGACACGCATCAATGACGTCCAGGCGGCCACGCTCGCCATCGTCAAGGCCCGCATCGAGGCCAGCAACCCGCAAATCTCCCGGAACAGGCTCACGGCCCTCCAGCACAAGTACGGGGAAGGAACCCTCCAGAGCCTCCCACGTTTCGCCACCGAGGAATCCGGAGGCCTTCCTGTCCTCGCCCAGCTCATCGCGCCCACCTGGGATGAGGAGCACGGCGGGGTGTACGTCCCACTCCTGAACATCATCATCCAGCCGAAAAACCTGGTCTCCGCGGACGGTGGCCGATATCATGAGTGGGCGGAGGCGAAGCAGCTGGCCGAAGCTGCCGGCGGCCGCCTCTTCACCAGGGACGAAGCCTACGTCCTGCTCTGGCAAAAGGACGCCATCAACGCAATCCTGGAAGCCCACGACGGCGACCCGCTCGCCAGTAGCTTCTGGTCCTCGTCCGAGTATAATGAGAACGACGCCTGGAGCGTCGGTTTCTCGTCCGGCAACGTGAACACCGGCAACAAGTACTACTCGTACGTGGCGCGGGCCGTCGTAGCATTATAATTTTTGAACCTTTTCCGCCCGTGGACTTCGACGTCCACGGGCACAACTACCAGACCATGGACTTCACTGAAAAATCAAACCAAGACAACACCGTCACCATCTGGACCGACGTCCCGGAGTACAACTGCAAACTCGGGATCCAGTTCACGCCAGGCGAACGCCTCCAGTACTACACGCACGCGATAGTCACCACCCTCTGGAAGATCTTCCAATCGACGGAGGGGATGGCCATCGCAGACTTCTATCGCCGCGAACTCCTGAAGGAAGCATGCAAGCGCTACCCGAAAGAGTTCAAGCAGATCCAGTAGACCAGAAAAACGGCATAATATGACGGACGTCTGCGAAGCATACCTCCGGATGAGGGAGTCGATGTTCCGGGGCTACGACTGGAGCGAGTTCATCAACTTCTTCGGGGTGGCTCCGGTCGTCTCCCTCTCATCTCCGGAGACGGTGGACGCCCATATTATCAAAGCACACACTGAAAGCATGAACTACCTCATCCAAATCGTCGAGCTCGTGAAGCATTACAAGCTGCCGGAGTGGGCCCTGGCCATCAAGGCCGAGATCCTGGGCTACTACGAAGACCAGCCCATCGACTCCAGGGAGTCCGTCCTCAATAGTATCGACACCGACATCATCGACCGCCAGACCTTCATCGTCCGGAACGCCACCACCTCCGGCGAAGTCATCCCCACGCGCATCGAGGACTGCCAGCTGACCGTCTTCTCTCTCACCGGAGAGACTCCCTACATGCAGATCTTCTTCCGGCCTACGGACCGGGAGCCCGTCAATCCCTTCAACTTCTGACACATGAAGACAAAGACACATATCTCCATGACCAGCCGGTGGTTCCGGCTGGTCTTCGCCAAAAGGACACCCGGAGTCTGCCGGGTGTGCGGCTGCACCATGACCGACCCCTGCCACAATCCGACGCACGGCAACTGCTGGTGGGCGGATGCCGAGGAGACTATCTGCTCGCACTGCTACCACAAGGAAATCTTCCAGGATCCGGCCACCGTCCACTGCATCAACTCCAGGGAGGCGTGACGTCGCCCACCGGTCCTTTCCCGCCTCGCGTCTCCACCCTACCTTCGCAGGAGACAGAACTGAACTAAAAAACGGAAAGCCATGAAGAAAATCATCGACTACATCAAACTCATCGCCAGACGGGCCGACTGCCTCCTGCACCACATCGCCGGCGAAGACATCGCCGCACTCATCCTTGTCATCCTGGTCCACTTCCTCGCCTGGTGGTGGGCCCTTCTCATCGCCGACGCCGTGGCCATCGCCGCCCTCGTGGGGAAGGAACTCTACGACGCCGCCCATCCCGAAACCCAGACGGCCGAGCTCATCGACATCACCTCCGGCCTCCTGGGCGTGCTCTACGTGAACGTCCTGGCCGTCATCCTCTTCCTCCTATGAGATACACCACCGCGCCGCTGCCGTTCCTGGGCCAGAAGAAAGACTTCGCCGGCCGTTTTGCTGAAGCTCTCCGGGAGTTCACCGGCATCACGACCGTCGTGGACCTTTTCGGCGGTTCCGGCCTCCTGGCCCACACGGCAAAGGAGACGCGGCCGGACCTCCGCGTCGTCTATAACGACCACGACAACTTCACCGAGCGCCTGGACCACATCGAGGACACCAACATCATCCTCTCCATCGTCCGGAACATCCTGAAGGATGAACCGAAGGGGAAGAGGATCACCGATGCAGCCAAGGCCCGCGTCATGGCCGTCATCGACAGGTGGGGGGGGTATCTCGACGCTATCACCATATCCTCGGAGCTCTTCTTTGCGATGAATTACGCGCACTCGGCCGAAGATCTCCGCGCCAAAACGTGGTATAACAACACCAAGGAGAAGATCTACACCCGTGAGGGCTACCTGGAAGGCGTGGAGACCGTGAACCAGGACTTCCGCGAGCTGGCGGCCAGCTTCCAGGACGATCCGTCCGTCTGCTTCCTCCTGGATCCTCCCTATCTATCGACGGACGCCGGCCACTACGAGCACTTCTGGAGGATGGCCGACAGCCTGGACACGCTCCCGATCCTCTCCGGCCACCCGTACTTCTACTTCACCAGCGACAAGTCGCGCCTCATCGAGCTCTGCGACTGGATGGAGAGCGTCCACGGCATCCAGTCACCCTTCAGGGGCGCCAGGCGCCTCCAGCGCGACGGGGGCATCAGAGACATCCGGATCACGGACATCATGCTCTTCCGGAACTGAATCCAGCACGCTCACACCGACGGCTTCCTTCCAGGGGGCCGTTTTTTCGTCTCCCGCGGCCGCCCGGCCTCTGGCCGGAATAGCGAAGCCGCGGATAAATCCAATTTTCGGCGGGTTTTCGACGCTCACAGGAGAGATGTCGGTGAGAGCTGGGAATTACATCGGAACGAGTGAAAACCCGCGGAAAATTGACCTTTTTGGGCTGCTTTTGGGCGTCAGCACTAAAGCAGCACGAACAATTAGTGCTGACTTTTCAGCACTTTCGAGCACTCTCCGCCTCGCCTCTCCACCTCTTTCCCAAAGAAAATTATAAAACTGAACTCTGGCGAAAGTATTGGGAATCAGCGCAAAACGCCCTATTTATTATTATTTCTTTTTACGAAGAAAGACCCCCTTTATAAAAAATTACGAAAAAACAGTGCGTCAGAACTGACCGAAAAACGGCCACGAAAAACGCCCTCGGCCCTCAATCTCGCAAAGTATTATGTCCCAGTCTCATAAACCCCAAAATTTACCTAAAGTAATACTTTAAGTAAGGCCAAAATTTTCAGCACTAATTCAGCACTAATCCAGCACTAACCAGCACGGAAGGCCGGAAGATTTTCAGCACGTAGAAATAGAACTGAAAAACGCGCTATAAATCAGCGCTTTATCTCTTTCAGTTCTGAAGCACTAAAAAAATCGCGACTTTAACAAGGGGGGGGTGTCAGAGAGAGTGCGGGGACCGGCGGATCCGGGCCACCTGGGCGCTCTCCAGGAGTGCCGGCACCACCGGCCCCAGGGCTCCTGGTCCCGGTCCCAGTCAAATCCGGGGCTTTTCGTAACTTTGCGGCATGGAAAAATGCCCCACCGACTGCCAGACCGTCACCGTCAAGGTCCTCCCGGCCCTGAAGGCGTACCTCCTCGCCGTAAACGAGGGGTCTGACATCATCATCCCCTCCAGGGAGTCCAGGCTGTGGGGTCTGGTGAAGACTCACCTGGACCTGGTGCCCCCGGACTTCCGGCCCACCCCTGCCGCCGGCACCACCGACACCATCAGGATCGCCGTCTATACCATCCACCGCAAGAACTACAACCACCCCTCCAGGAAGGTCATCGTCACCGACTCACTCTGGCGGAGCTATCTCACCGAGGACGGCCAGCGAGTGGTGGCCGACTACCTCATGCGCTTCTTCAAGCAGTCGTACCGGAGCTATATGACCGGCGCCCTGGGCAACAATGACGACCTCAAAATCCACGACGCCATCCTGAACTTCTGCCAGCTTCACAAGATCGACATGGACCTCGTGACCTACGAGATGCTCCGGAAGGACTGGTTCCGCTTCCGCCGCCGGCATCCGGAGGGATATGTAATTCCAATCGAAAACAAAGACTTTTAATAAAAATCTCCCTCCCGAGAAGTCCCAGATATTTCGGGGCAAAACCGCGACAAAACCATCCACCCATGATCGAGATCACCAGCCACTTCGTCCTCATCCGCCCGGAGCTCATCCAGGAAGCCCTCCTTCTCCAGAAAATCACCTACATCCCCGTCGGCGCCGAGGAGTTCGCCTGCAAGTCCAAGGTGAGCCTGGACCAGACACCACAAAGAGACGACCGGGGAGACGTCTGGATGCAGCGCTTCCGGGCCGTGACGGCCGACTGCTCCGTCCGCCAGCATGACGGGGCGAACCGCTACGTCGGAGTCATCATGTCGGACGGCTCGATCCGGATCATCGGTTCACCTGGCGAGGCTCCCATCATCACCGTCACCCCGGGAGATCAGGGGATGAGCGTGGTGGAGACGACCTTCGAGACCACGGAACCCCTGGACCTATAGCCTCTGCTGTCCTATTTTTTACGGTCCGGCCTGCCTACATTTGCCGAAAACACGGACCGTAATGTTAAAAAATAAGCCCACCATCCTCTTCATGGCCGACATCCCGGCCACATCTTCCCACGATCACGACTCCGTGGTCGTGCTGGAGGAGGAAGAGCACAAGCCATACAAGGAGGCCATCCTGAAGCCGGCCTCCGCCTCCTTCGCCTTCCCCTCTGACTTTTCCGACCAGGAGATCCCGGCCGGATCCGTCGCATACCACCCCATCTTCGGCACCATCACCTACCGCTCCTGGTGGCGTTTCTCCACCGCCCAGCTCATCGCGGACCTCCAGGCCGCCGAAGAGAACCCCGCCATCGTCGCCCACCTGCTCCACATCGACAGCCCCGGCGGCGAGGCCTTCGGTCTCCATGAGGCCTTCCTGACCATTAAGGGCCTGAAGAAGCCCTGCTTCGCCGTCATCGAATCCATGGCCGCCTCCGCCGGCTACTATCTGGCAGCAGCTGCCGACCGAATCTACACCACCGCCAAGTTCTCCCTGGTTGGTTGTATCGGCATCGTCGGCGCCTTCTGGGATGACCGAGAGATGCTGGAGAAATACGGCATCAAGGAGAGGGAGTACTACAGCACCTACTCCCCGCTGAAGAACAAAGTCTTCCGCGACGCCATGATGGGAGAGGGCGATGAGTACATCAAGCGCTACCTGGACCCGATGGCCCTCCAGTTCATCGAGGACGTCAAGAGCGTCCGGAAGGACGTGACCCAGCCCGCCCAGGAAGGCGAGACCTACTACAGCGAAGAAGCCCAGGCTGCCGACCTCATCGACGGCCAGAAGACCCTGGACGACGCTCTGGAAGCGCTTCTCCGCCGTGCCAACAAACCGCAAAGTCCATCCTTAGATATTAACACATTAAACCTGTAGCACCATGAAGAAATTCATGCAGAACCTTCTCGCCGCTCTCACTGCTCTCGGCATGAAGGACAAATTCGACAAGAAGGAACTCACCGCCGAGGACCAGGCCGCGCTCATCGAGGCGTACAACAAGGCCCAGGGCGACGGCTCCTTCGAGAAGGACTCCAAGGAGTTCCTCGCAGAGCAGGAAAGAGAGAGGGAGCAGGCCAGGATCAGCGCCACCTTCACCGCCGCCGCCGAAGCTCTGGGCATCGCCCCGGAAGCTGCCAAGACCCCCGAAGGCCAGGCCACCGTCCTCGCCGCCATCGGCAAGCTCCAGGAAACCGTCACCTCCCAGGGCGCGACCATCGAGAAGCTCGCGGGCCAGGCCGGGGATGACAAGCCCGAGGCCGTCGTGAAGAATCAGGTCATCGTCACCGGTGCCCACACTTCCGCCCACGCCTTCGGCATCGAGCACGACTTCTTCGCCACCACGAAGAGGTACAACCGTATCATGGTGAACGGCCGCATCGACGGCGTCGCCTCCCGTGCCGACCGCGACACCCTGGAGGCCGACTTCGGCGCCTACTGCGAAGGCCTCACCGCCCGCTACGCCGAGCTGCACAAGGCCGGACTCATCCCCGGGATCCGCAAGGGCTCCGTGGATCTGACCGAACTGAACAGCGACACCGAGATCGGGACCCGCCAGTTCAACATCCGCCGCGACATGGTCATCGCCCGCATCGTCCAGCTCCCCACGCTGGCCGGCATCTTCGACACCGTGTCCAACATCCAGAGCGGCGAAATCCTCACCAACGTCATCTTCTCCGAGATCTCCCAGGCCTACCAGGCCGGCGAAGTCTTCAAGGGCGACGTGAAGTTCACCCCGGAGAAGGCCGTCGTGGACGACGCCATGGTGAAGGTGCGCTTCCCGGACATGAAGTCCCTGGAGAAGTCCTACCTGAACTACCTGAACCGCGAGGGCTCCGACCCCGTGAAGTGGACCCTCATCGAGTGGATCGTCCTGGAGATGGCCAAGAAGGTCGCGAACGAGCGCAACAGCCGCGCCATCCTCGGCTGCCGCGTCGATCCCGTGGCCAACGCTGCCGGCCCTGCGAACTTCGCGTCCACCGGCGTCGTCTGGCGTCTCATCAAGCTCTACGAGGCCCACAAGCTGAACCCGTTCAAGGACAGCGCCCTCGCCAGCTACACCAAGTCCACCATCGGCGACGTCATGATCGCCTTCATGGAGAAGGTGAAGCTCTTCCAGCCCGATCTGGCCGACCAGATGGTGCTCTACGCCAACAAGACCCACCTCCCCATGTTCAAGGAGTGGTATCGCTCCAAGTACGGCAAGGACACGGACTTCGACGGCGTCGAGTTCAAGGTTCCGAACCACGAGACCAAGATCGTCTGGGTGCCTAACATGGGCAACCTGAAGCTCCTGGTGGCCACCGTTCCCGGCAACATCGAGCTCCTCCAGAACGTTCCGGGCGAGGAGTATGACTTCAAGTTCGAGCGCCACCTCGAAGAGGTCCTTTCCTACTCCTACTGGAAGGAAGGCGCCGGCGTCACCTATGCCGGCAAGGAGTTCGCATCCCTGGCCCTCCTGGAGGCGAACAACTACGACGGGCAGTGGATCTTCATGAACTGGCCGGCCGTCACCACCAGCGACGGAGACACCACCATCGCCGTCAAGAACGCCACCACCGGCGAAGACTACGGCTTCCTCATCACCCTCGGCGAGAACACCGTGGAAGCTGGCGGCAGCGCCCCCACCATCACCGACATCACCGGCGTCAAGACCGGCGTCGTGTACCGCCTCGAACTGGGCAGCACCACCGGTGCGGCCAAGATCGCCAAGAGCGGCAAGTTCTCCGAACTGACCGCCGCCTGGGAGCCCGACGCCGTCGGTAAGTTCCTGGAGGTTTACTACAACGCCACCGACTCCAAGTTCATCGAGGTCGCCCGTGGCTAATCCATCGACCAGGGGGTCGGCCCGTCCGGCCCCCTTTTAATCCTGTAACGCCATGAAAAAAGTCCCTACAATCGCCCGTGTCACCGACATCGAATCCCAGGGGAAACGTCTGCACAATGACATCTACCTCCTGCCGGAGGATGCCGTGGACCTGACCACTCCCCCCACGATCGACGAAACGGCCCGCACCATGGGCGCCCTCACCCTTAACGAGGGCGAGGCCTGGGTGAAGGTTCCCTTCGTGAAATTCACGACCGCCGACACCTCCGAAGGCAGCGGGAACGACATCACGACCGAGATGACGAACACCCTGTCCGGCACCATCGGTGGCGATGCCAAAGAGATCGACGACTTCATCGAGAACCAGCACGGCCGCGGCTTCTACGTCGCCGTCGTGGACCGTTTCACCGGTGAGAAGCGCATCTACGGCCGCCCCTACTGCCCGTACTACTTCCAGAACCACAGCCGCCGCAAGAACGCGGAGAACACCAGCTGCGACGTCTCCTTCATCAGCCCCTTCTTCTTCCAGCCCCTGAAGTATCTGGGCTCCCTGGTCGAAGCCGAGGACGAAAACGATGGATAAAACCTGGAACCACCACCAGACGGGGCCGCCTTATGACGGCCCTGTTTTATTAAATTAGAACCATGTACGACTTCACCCAGCAGCTGGCCATCTCAAAAAAGGCCGCGGATCCCGCCTACATCCCCGTCTATCGGGCGATGCTGGAGAGCATCCACAACCCGGCATCCTCCAGGATAGACTCCAACCCGTCCGCCCTGGCGGCGGATCTGCTCTACATCCTGCTCGACACCTTCACCATCGAGGAGATCCAGGCCAGGTGCGCCCCGGCTCCGGATCTTTTTCGTGAGCCCACGAAAAAGGCCCAGGAAGCCACGGAGACCTCCGTCCGGTCCTCTGCTCCGGCAACCACCCAGGAGGCCGCGAAACAGGCGGAAAACCGGCCGAAAATCTCAAAATTTGACCAGTACCCCTCCATCCCCTGGAAGCAGCTGGACAATCCGCTCATCCGGACGGCCGACAGCATCTTCTCCGACCGGATCAACTGCTTCTCCCGCCTGAAGGAACTGGAGGCCGCCACCCAGGACGGAACGGCCACCCGAGCCACCCTGGAGGAAATCGTGGAGACCTCCGTCCGCCTGGAGTGCTGCTTCGATGAGCTCCGCCGGTTCAATGACACCGGCGAGTTCCTGGGCGAGCATCCCTTCATCGCCCACAAGGACGAACGGCAGCGCATCCTGGACGTCCTCAAAAACGACCCGGAGGCCTTCTTTCAGGAGAGGAAGAACATCGAGCTCAACATCACCCGCTACACCTCCCAGATCAACGGGAAAAGGACCACGGAGGCCCAGAAGGAGACCGCCCGTGCCAATCGTGAAAAATACCAGGCGAAGCTCCGGCTCTTCCGCGAGGTCTTCGCCGAATACATAAGGACAGGCAACAAATGAAAGCCAGAGAGTACACCGAAGAGTTCATCGCCCAGGTGAAAGACTACGCCGTCATGGGCCTCCATCCCCGGCAGATCGCCGAGCGGATGAACCTGGAAGGACAGCAGCGCCGCGACTTCCTCCTGGACATCGCCAGCAAGGCCCACCCGCTGCACGAGGCGTTCCTCATATCCCGGGCCCACAGCGAAGAGGATCCCCACGCCACCCTCGTCACCCTCGCGGACGGTGGCGACACTGACGCGCTGGAGCTGCTGGCCAGGGTGAACCAGCAGCGCAAGGTGGACAATCTGAAAAAGGAGCTTTTCAATATATGAGCAAACCAGACCGTCTCCAGCTGCTGGAGTCCATACCGGCCGATGACATCCAGGCCCTCGTGACGAAAGGGGTGGTGCCCGCCTCCATCCCGGAGTCCCTGGTGGAATACATCCTCCAGATGAACTCCATGATCCAGATCCTGAACTACAACCGCAACAGCTACACCCGGGCTGTGGAAGCCCTCCGGAAGCGCTGGCCGACCCTCACCGTCACCCAGGCCCGGAACATCTACCGCGACGCCCTGGAGTACTACTACGTGGACCCGGAAGTCAGCGCCCGAGCCCTGGATCTGAAGTACGCCGACGCCATGGACGACCTGGCCCGCGTGGCCATCGCCGCCGACAAATACGCCACCGCCCAGCGAGCCCTGGAAAAAGCCCACGAGCTCCGGACGATGCAGCGCGAGCGGGAGGAGTTCAACTGGACCCCGCCCGTCATCATCTACAACATCAACATCCGCCCGGAGGATCTGGGCTACGAATCCCAGAAGCTCGCGGACATCGCCCGCCGGGCCGAGGACCGCAAGTTCAAGGCCATGATCGAAGGCCTGGAGACTACCGAGGCCGAGAAGATCCGGCTCCTCAATGAGGCCGGCATCCGGACCGTGGAACCCATAGACGACCAAGACGAAAATGACGCAGAACTCCTCGCAGACTGACATCATCGAGCTCTACCTGAACAAAGTCCAGGCGCTCATCAATCTCATCGACCCGCGGATCCTCATGGCCGTCGCCGGCCGAGGCCTGGGTAAGACTTCCCAGATCACCGCGCCGCGGATCCTCCGGGTGGCCCGCCTCATGCCCAGGGAGACGTCCATCATCTCCCACAAGTCCTTCGTGGCCCTCTTCACCAACGTCCTCCCCACGGTCCTCGAATCCTTCCGGACAGAGCTCACCTTCCCGGACGGAACCACGCGCCCCCAGCTGGCCGAGGGCATCGACTACGTCGTCGGAGAGAAGGACCTGCCCAAACACTTCCAGAGCCCCCGCTATCCGCTCATCTATCCGGAGCGCTCCATCGTCTTCGCGGACGGACACGTACTGCAGGCCGTCTCCGTGGACCGCGCCGACTCCATCGCCGGCCGTTCCGTGGTCCACGCCTTCCTGGAGGAGATGAAGTACACCGACGGCGAGAAGGTCCGGACGCGCATCATCCCCGCCATCCGCACCTCACGCATCGGCAGCGGGAGCGAGGCCCACAAATGCTACCTGCACGGCGGCATCACCGGCGTCACCGACATCGGCCGCGTCTCCATCGGCGAGTCCAACTGGTTCATGGACTACGAAGAGCAGACCGACCCCCAGCTCATCGCCGACATCCTCACCCTGGCCATCGAGATCAACCGCGCCAACTACTACCTGGAGACCCACCAGAAGGAGCGCATCGCCACCTCGCGCATCGCCAAGTGGGGGCCGGTCCTGAACGAGCTCCGGCGCTCGGCCACCTTCTTCATCAGGGCGTCCACCTTCGTCAATCGCGACGTCCTGGGCTTCGAGTATTTCAAGACACAACGCGAGATCCTGGACATGAGCGAGTTTTTATCCTCCATCTGCTCCATCGGAGACAGGAACCGCGACAACCTCTTCTTCGAGCTCTGGAACGAAGAGCGCCACACCTTCGACGACTCCTACCACCACACCGTCATCCAGAAGCTGAACCTGAAGGAGACCTTCACCATCACGGCCGAGCATCTGAAGTACTACGACCCCGTCCAGAAGCTGCTCCTGGGATATGACCCCGGCAGCTTCTCCTCCGTGGTGGCCGCCCAGGAAAAGAAAGCGGACAACACGCTCCGGGTCCTGAAGGAGTTCTTCGTCTATCCTCCGGAAGACGCGGCCGACCTGGCCCGAAAAATCGAGGCGTTCTTTGGGCCAGCAGTCCGCCTGCGATTTATCGACTTATACTACGACCGCGCCGGCAATAAGCACAACAAGCAATACGAGCGCGACGCCCGGACCGACGCCGAGAAACTGAAGAAAGAGCTGGAGGGCTACGGCTGGCGGGTCCGCCTCATGAATCTCGACCAGGCCACCATCTACCACTGGCAGCATCACCGGCTCTGGCGCCGGCTCCTGGCCGAGCAGGAGCGGAACGTTCCGAAGATCCGGATCGACTCCAATGAGTGCCAGAACCTGGTCTCCGCCATGTATTGCTGCAAGAAAATCCCGGGCAGCTCGCCGGTGGAGCTGGACAAATCTCCGGAGCGCAAGGTGCGGATCGACCTCCAGGCCGGCCTGACCCCTCAAATCCCGAGCGCTTTGACGTATTTGGTCTGGGGATTATACAAGAAATTCTTCCCAGGCGTGCGTTCCTCCGAGTCGGCAGGGGCTATTTCTTCCAACTTCACGGGATAAACCGACACCCTGTGTGCTGCTTAAATTTGGGACAAACCGCTGAAAGAGAAAAAGATGCAGGGAGAATTTGGGACCGTGACAGCCCGCGAGCGCTTCGAGAGCGCGGCGCCGCTAATTTCTCGACCTGTAATGCAAGGGTCGAAACGACGGAAATATGACGGCCGAGCTGTCCTTTCACGGCCGCGGACGGATGACTAACTTCGCCAGCAAAGAGAACGATGGACACGATACGAGGCATAGACGCACTACAGCGGGCCGAGGCCATATCCAAGGCCGGCGGCTCTTTCTCCATCTCCTTCTTCCCCTTCTCCAGGAAGAAACAGGGAGAGGATCCTGTCCAGCTCCGGAGCTTCACCGGCTGCACGATGAGACTCCCGCTCCCCCAGGAGAAGTGGGAGCTGAAGGGCAAGCACTACTTCCTCTTCCTCACATCCGACGGCAAGCCCCGCAGCTGCTACCGTGCCCTCATCCGCTACATCGGTTTCTCGAACGAAGACAACAAGCTATACAGAGTTATTTGGTATGAATAAAATCGGAACCATCACGGGCGAAGGCTACAGCCTCACCTATCAGATCGGCGAGGGCACGCTCACCGCGGCGGCGAAGACCGGCAGCGTCACGGCAGAGGAGCGGGCCGCCATCCTATCCCCCCAGCGTATGGGGGCGTACTTCTACTGGCCCGCCGGCAGCCATAACGACGACCCGGACGTCTGCTCCGACCTCATCAGCGGGAACCGTCTCCTCCCTTCCCTCATCGAGAAGCAGGTGGCCATCCTGTACGGCAGCGGCCCCCAGCTCTACATCGACGAAATCGCCCAGGATGGAACCGCCAAGCGCCGGTACCTGAAGGACCAGGAGATCCTGGCGTGGCTGGAGAGCTGGCAGGAACGCGGCCTCATGGACTCATACAAGGACTACCTCCGGAAGGCCATCCGCTCCTACTACTACAGCGAGGGCATCTTCACCAAGTGGCACCTCTCCAAGGGCTCCCGCCCCGGGAAGGACGGCCGCCCCATCGTGCCCGGCACCCTTCCCGTCGCCGGCCTGGAGCATATCTCCGAGCTCCGCGCACGTCTGGCCACCACCACCGACATCTCCCAGAAGACCGACATCGAGAACGCCGACTTCGACCGCGTCCTGGTGGGTGCCTGGAGACGTGGCGGGAACGTGACGAAATACAAGGCCTACCCGCGCTTCTCGGCCGTGAACCCCACCAGGGCGGACGGCGCCATCTCCTACACCAAGAACGCGAACTACGAGACGGACATCTACGCCACGAACGTCTTCTTCAAGGGCATCAAGTCCTGGATCCGCGGCTGTAATGCAACCCCGGACTACATCAACTCCTTCCTGGAGAACTCCCTGTCCGCCCGCCATCACGTCATCATCCCCAACGCCTGGTACAACGCCAAAAAGAACGCCCTGGAGGAACTCTGCCAGGCGAACGCCTCGAAAAAGGCCGCCGGCGCCAAGGATGACGAACTCATCAAGATCAAAGTGGGAGACGAAGAGATGGAGATCGGCACGGAGTACACGGAGGCCCTCCTGGACGAATACGTCCGCCGGGAGCTCCAGAACCTGACCAACTTCCTCGCCGGCCGCGGAAAGAACCAGGGGAAGACCTACGCCACCCGCTCCTTCATGAACGAGAACGGCGACATCGAGAAATGGGTCATCGAGGAGATCCCCCAGAAATACAAGGAGTACATCGAGGCGCAGATCACCTACGACAAACGCGCCGACATGGTGCTCCTGTCCGCCAAAGGCATCGACCCCAGCATCTCGAACATCACCAGCGACGGCACCATCTCCAAGAGCGGCGCCGACGCCTACTACAACTACGTCATTTATCTCACCCAGCAGAGCATCCCGGAGGACGTGGTGTGCGCCGACATCAACCGCGCCATCGCCATCAACTTCCCCGCGAAATACGCCGAAGGGATCCGCCTGGGCTTCCACCGCCCCAGCGTCCAGCGCCAGGAGGACATCTCGCCCCAGAACCGTCTCACCAACCAGCCCGCCGAGTAAGCCATGAAACCCACCGACCTCTTCACCGACCTCTCCGACTTCCAGACCTACACCGACGGCCTGGTGGCCGATACCACCTACGAGCAGCTGGCCCCGTCCATCCGGACGGTGGTCCTGTCCGTCATGCCGTTAATCACTGCCAACGTGTACGTGGCCCTGGCGGGCGCAACGGCCCCGAAGCCCGTCCAGCAGCCCGCCCAGGAGACCGAGCAGGAGCCCGGGCAGGAACAGGCCCAGGAACCCGCGCAAGAGCCCGCCCAGGAAGAGGAGACAGCCGTCTCCAATGAGATCCTCCTGGAAGGGAAGGAGCTCCTGAAGACGGCCGTCGCCGCCGGCGCGATGCTCAAGTACCAGATCTTCTCCAGCGTCAAGAAAAACGGCAGCGACGCCTCTCTCTACAAATACCAGCACGAGGAAATCAAGGACTCCTACGCCGAGGCCTACTGGCTGGCCATGGACCGCCTCCTGGACTTCCTGGATGAGAACCCGGCCATCGCCGGCTACCAGGAGACGGACGAATACGCCGAGCGCCAGAAGCTGCCGGTGAAGACCGGCCGCGAGTTCGACCACTACTACGGCATCGGCGGCTCCTCCTTCTTCTTCCACAAGGTGCTCTTCCTGGTGCGCCAGACCTGGCGCTCCGACGTCAAGCCCACGCTCCCGGAGAATCCCTCGGAGGAAATGATGGAGCTGGCGAAGGAGGCCCTCTGCTACAAAGTCATCGCCCAGGCCGTCATGCAGTTCGACGTCACCGAGCTCCCGCGTGCCATCCGCTGGGATTACAACCACGAGTACACCAAGGGCTCGAACCCCCAGGCCCGCGTCACGCTCTACAACCAGCTCATCTCCCGCTACACCTCCATCCTCTCATCCATCGAGCGGATGAAGGCCGTGGCCTCCGGCACTACGACCGTAGGCGCCGGCGGAAACGATGAGGACGACAAAGTCTATACGGTGCTATGACGAAGATCATCCTGAACGGCCACGCCTACGAGATACCGGCCCGCTGGAGCGAAGTCACCGACCGCGCCCAGTTCCTGGCCATCTGCCAGGCCATCTTCCGCTTCGAGACCAGGATCACCGGCTTCGATGAGTTCCGGACGGAGCTGGCCATCGCCGCCCTGGGCCTGAACCTCCGGAAGGTGAAGCCCGGCGACAATCTCTACGAGAACATCTTCCGCGTGGGCGAGCTCATCACCTTCCCCTACACCCTCCGCGACCGCGAGGACGGATCCCGCGAGCTCACCGTCACCATCCGGCTCCACAATAACATCGTGGGCGCCGTGAACGGCATCAAGGGCTACAGCTACCGCACCGATGCTGCAGGAGTCGTGGACACCGACCTCACGGCCGGCCAGTACATCGAGGGGATCGCCCTCCTGAACCACTACTCCGCCATCACCAGGAGCGAGCGGAACGAAGACGCCGCCCTGGAAGTGCTGGCCAGCCTGGTCCACACCCTGTACCCGCTGCCGGCTCCCCACTACGCCCGGAATCTCACCACCTTCACCAGGGAAGAGAAGCTGGGCATCCTCTATAACTTCCGCGGTATCACCGAGGCCATCGCCGCGGATCCTGACTACGACCTCCTCTTCAACCACACCGACCACAGCGCCGCACCCTCTCCAGTGGGTCTCCAGAGCTCCGTCTTCGCCCTTTCCAAGGCGGGGCTCGGAGACGTGGAGCAGGTCCGCCGCCTGGACGTCCACACCTACCTCTCCGCACTGGTCCAGCAGACCATCGACAGCATCCAGACCCTCGCCGGCGCCGGCCTGAAGCCCGGGAAGATCGCCGAGAAGCTGCACCTCACGGTGGACCAGGTCGCACCCTTCACCTCCAACTTCGACGCCTGACACCATGATCCTCACAATCTTCAAGTATTTCGCCCGCTTCGTACCGGTGGCCGCCCTGGAGAAAATCTTCCAGCTGCCCACCGGCCAGGACTACGCCGCCCTGAAGCAGGAGATCCTCTCCGACGACTCCGACCACCGGCTCCCTGGCATCACGGACTTCGTCTTCGGCGCGGACGCCGACAAAATCGCGAAACGGATCACCGACATCCGGGGGACGTACCTCTGCGTGGAGTTCGACACCGTGAACTCCAGCATCGACCGCAAGGTGGACGTCAAGACCGACCTCATCCACGTCGGCGTCACCGTGGCCACGCCCCATCCCGACAACTACGACCTGGTCGCCACTGCCATCGACCAGGACAAGACCCTCGCCCTCCTGACTGCCATCCGGCAGCACATGAGAGACGACGATGACCCCCAGCGTGGCATTTATTGGATGGACTATCCCGCCACGCTGTCGGTCTGGTCGTCCAAGGAGCTCGCAAACTCCCACGGATGGACCATGCAGTTCAACATCCGCGGGATCAACGTCATATAAAAACCACCAGCTTATGAAATTCTCTGAAATCCTTCCCGCACTGAAAGCAGGCCACCCCGTCCGCCGCACCAGCTGGCACAGCCCCGGCCGCTTCATCGTCCGCCAGATCCCCCAGACCGTTCCGGCCGACGTAGTTCCCAAGATGACATCCCTCCCCGAGCACGTCAAGGCCATCATCGGCACCGTGGGCCTCGATAACGGGCACAAGGGCTGCATCACCTACCACGACCAGGTTCTCATCATCGTCTCCGACGACTATCACGACACCACGGCCACCTCCTACGTCCCCACCTGGGAGGACCTGTTCGCCGAAGACTGGGCCACCGCATAAGCCATGGAACGCGAAGACATCCAGGCGAGGATCCGTTCCTTCGCCCAGCGGTCCAAGCGCCGCACCATCACCGGCCTCGTGGTCCACTGCTCCGCAAACGCGGAAGGCGTGGACGTGACGGCCGCGGACATCAAGAAGTTCCACATCGAGAAGCGGGGCTGGTGCGACATCGGCTACCACTTCGTCATCCGCATCGACGGCACCATCGAGCCCGGCCGCGACCTGAACAAAGCCGGCGCCCACGTCTCCGACCACAACGCCCACACCATCGGCATCTGCTACGTCGGCGGCCTGGAGGCCACCACCAACTCCAAGGGGAAGATCGTGGCCAAGAAAAACGACAGGGGCCGCGACATCGCCAAGGACACCCGCACCCCGGAGCAGAAAGACTCCCTCCGGTGGCTCCTGGGCGAGCTGGTCCAGGCCCTTCCCGAGGTGAAGACCATCAAGGGGCACCGCGACTACTCCCCGGACCTGAACGGGAACGGCACCATCGAGCCCCGCGAATACATCAAGAGCTGCCCGTGCTTCAACGCCATCCCGGAGTACGCGGACCTACTGGAAAGATAGACCCACCTACGATCGCGTAGTCATCAGTTTTTGTGTTTTTGGTAGCCCTCCGGCGCTGTGAAGCTGTCGGAGGGTTTTGTATAAAATACATATCTTTGTCCGGAACCTTAAACGCACGAGAAAATGAAACCGATCATCCTCACCGAAGACCAGAAGACCACGCTCCGCTACATCAGGAAGAACGGAGTCATCACCGACACCGACCGCCCGGCCCAGCTGGACAAGCAGCCCTACAACGCCGCCCTGTTCGAGCTCATGGACGGCGGCTTCATCTCCGCCACGCCTTCCAGCCTGGGCACCGGCTACGAGATCCGCCTCACGCCCCGCGCCCACATCTACGAGAAGGTCCACCCCAACTTCGAGCTCTCCGACAAAGTCCGCCGCGAGTACGCCCTGAAGGGTGCGCTGCACCTGGCCGCCTGGGCCGCCATCGCCATCCTGCTCATCATCTTCATCATCGTCAAGTAAGCCATGAAAAAGACATTTATCCGGGAACGGCTGGAGCAGCTGGCCGCGGCCGTGGACAAAGAGGAGACCAGCCGGAGCTTCGGCCGGAACATCCGCTCCGTCACCATCGACGAACTCGGCGCCAGGAAGGCCCGGCGCGTCTTCACCATCGTCAAGAAAGCAAAGACACCCAAATCATGACCAGACCCACAACGCCGGGAGGCGTCGGTTTGATTTTCATAAAAGTTTAGGTTTAAGTACCTGCCAGGGAGGATTGCAAGCCCTCCCTGGTTTGTTTTACTGCAAAAAGTTTCACGAAATGAAAATAAATTTTTGCAGAATAAAAATAAATAGCTATTTTTGCAGCGGTTACATACACGATGGCTTTGTTATACACTCAAGAAATGGGTGTATTTTAGCAACAAGTTAATCCAGCAGGAGACCGCCGAAGGGAGACCGAGGCAACAAACGACAACGTCGTGTGTGTAACCAGGCCACCTGCTTTTTTTGTGTTTTATGGTTACACACTCTTACTCCCAGGAAACCCTGGAAAACTGCCACAACCTGGCAGACGATCTGGTGGACGGAACGTCCGACCTCTTCAAGACCTTCACCTTCCTCGCGGAAATCGCCCAGAAGAAGGGCTGCCCGTTTGACGCCCAGCGCTTCAGCGAACTCCGCGACCTCTTCGCCACGGCTCACCGCCAGTGCTCTCTCCAGCTCGCCGAGATAGACGCCGAGCTTCAGCTGCTCCAGGACCGCGAGGAAGCCCTGGAAATGTACCAGGCGGCCACCGCCAAGGATAACGCCCAGCCCGCAGCGGCCATCGCAAGCTAAAGGAGGAGAGAGCCATGAAAATCATCCTCACGAAAATCCTGCACGGATCCAGGGAGGCCGCCTTCGAGAACGCCACCTCCGACATGTTCCGCGAGGGCGGCACCGTCACCGTCGAGAACTCCACCGACTGGCACGACGCCTACGCCTCCGACAAAATGCCCCACCACCAGCGGATGGCCATGTATGACCTCCGCGACTCCGGATTCCTTCCGGAGGAGCTTCCCTGCTACCACACCAAGCTCTCCGGATGGGAGCGCTGGGACTTTTTCCTTCCGGTTCCGGACCTCTCCCTCTACTACTGGAAGCACGTCAAGAAACAAGAAGAGGAGGGCGCGAAATGATACCGACCGAACACCTGGTGGAAGCCATCGGCCACATGGCCGAGGCCATCGCAGAACTGAACGAGCACGAGCTGTCCATCCCCAAGGAAACCAGGAAGACCGCGGTCTGCGTCCACGGCATCGAGAACATCGAGAAACTCCTGGACGACGCCCACACCCTGGCCGCGACATCCCTGGCCGGCATTATGTACTACAACAAACACCACCCCGACCATGAGTAAGCACGACGACAAAATGATGAACACCGGCCACTACGACCGGAACAAGCGGGCCATCCGGAGCTGCTCCTTCGTGGTGGTGGACAATGGAAGGATGGGGCAGGTCTTCTGGTCCGGGACTTTCCTCCGCTGGCAGATCTCCTTCCCGGGAGGAAGCTCCGAGCCCCTGAACCGCTACGAGTCCAAGGACCTCCTGGTCAAATAGCCGTCCTTTCCGTTTCCTATTTTTTGCGTACCTTTGCGACATGCTGACGGATGAGTTCACACACGAGATCGGGCGGGCCTTCCAGGTCCAGACGGACGCGCTCCTGGCGAAACAGGCAGCCGTGGCCACGGCCTTCCAGCGCCGGACGGGAAACCTCCAGCGCTCCTTCTCCGGCGCGTCCACCATCTCCGGACCCACCGCCCAGCTCCGATATCCGAAGTACATCCGGTTCCTGGACATGAAGCGCGGCCGGGGAGGCGTCAAGAAAAAGCACGCCCCCATCTATAACCGGCCGGTGTACGGCTACCTGGTGGGCGGCATCCGCCGCTTCCTGAACGCCGTCATCCCCGGCCAGCTGGTACGCACGATGCAGGACACGTTCACGGACGCGAAGAAATAAACACCCGGCCGTAGGAGGCCGCCACTGGCCCTGGGAAGCCCGCCACACTCAAAACTTGGCACTGGGACAGCTTCACGCGAAGCTGTCCTTTTTTTTGTGCTGTCCGGTCCCCATCTTCGCTTCGAGAAAACAATCTGCAAATGGGAAAGATAGACAACGAAATCGTCAAATTTATCGCCGAGGTGGAACTGGATCCCCAGACCTCCGCCGAGTATAAGAAGGGGCTCCAGGAAGCGGAAAACCACAACGCCGCGCTCCGGAAGTCCATCTCGGAGACCATCCAGAAGATGGACGAACTGAAGGCCGCCGGCAAGGAGAACAGCGCCGAGTTCCAGCGCCACAAGGCCTCCCTGGAAGCCGACACGAAGGCCCTGAAGGAATCCACCAAACAGGCCGATAAGTACTCCTCCGCCCTGGGCATCCAGGCCATGAACTACTCCCAGCTCCAGAAGCACGCGAAGCAGGTCCGCGCCGCCATGAACTCCGTCCACAAGGAAGCGAACCCCGAGCTCTGGGAAAAGTACAACAAAGAGCTCATTGCCACCCAGAAGCGGATGAACGAACTGAAGGGAGGCGCCGATAAGACCAAGGGTGTCCTGGGCGGCATGTTCAAGAAAATCATCCCCACCTTCGACGTGGTCCAGCTGGGACTGAAGGCCGTGAACGGCCTGGTGAAGCTGGGGAAGAAGATCTGGAACGACGCGAAGGAGGAGACCCAGAAGTGGGGCGACGCCATCCAGGAAGAGCTGGCCGTGGCCAATTCCCTCTGGAGTCACTTCATCCGGAACCTCTCCTCCAGCCGCGGGGAGATCACCCTGTCCTACCAGGAAGTGGCGAAGCTCGCCCGCGAGGCCGCCCGCCTGAAGGATAAGATCTTCGAGCTCACCAACTCCTACAAGATCGAGGAGGCCCAGGCGAAGCAGACCATGCAGGAGCTGGAGGCCACCTTCCGCGACACCTCCCGCCCCATCGAGGAGCGCAAGAAAGCCCTGGAGGACATGAAGGAGCTGGAGCTGAAGCTGGCCGCGGACCGACTGCTCATCGCCCAGCAGGAAGAGGACGCAGCGTACAAGCAGTTCCAGATCCAGACGGCGCTGGACCGCGACGCGGCCGAGTCCTTCATCACGAACTACCTGGAAGCAAAGAAGAGCGGCCTGGTGGAAGAGACGGAGGCCTACTCCCAGATGGTCTCCAGGCTCCAGTACCTGGACGAAGTGGTGGCCAGCGGCGCCTTCTTCAGCAAAAAGACCTACCAGGCCATCTACGACGAACAGGAGCAGCTCCGCCAGAAGATCGCCGGCACCACGGAAGAGGTGAAGCGCTTCTACAAGGAACTCGCCCAGTATAACCTGGGGAACGACTCCGCCACGTCCGCCTACGCGAACGCCGTGGCCGGCCGTCTCTCCGCCCAGGCCGCCGCGGACACGTCCGCCATGGACGCGAAGTACGCCCGCCTGAACGGCCAGCTCAACGGCAGCGGCGGTGGTTCATCCCGCCAGAGCCGGAAGGACCGCGAGTACCAGCAGCGCATCGCCGCGGCCGAGGAGGCCTACAAGCAGGAGCAGCTGGCCCTGAAGAACGCCCTCCTGAAGCAGGAGATCACCGAGGCCCAGTACCGGGCCCGGACGATCACGGCGGAGATGGCCATGTATAACAACAAGATCGCCATCGCCAAATCATACGGGAAGGACACCCTCGCCTTCGAGAACTCCCTGGCCGACAAACGTCTGGAGATCCAGCGCGGCTTCCAGGCCTCCCTCGATAAGTCCGAGGCCGAGTTCCAACGGATGCTGGAGCAGGACGACCGGGAGATGGACGAAATGATCGACGCCTTCCTGGAGGAGATGAACGCCTCCATCGAGGCGGAGCTGGAAGAGATGCCGGACCCCATCCGCCGGCTCTCCGAGCTGGCCGAGAAGGCCATGCACGACGAGATGAAGTCCCGCGCCGGCAAGCTCGCCGTGGTCCGCCAGGAGCAGGAGACCGAGCTGACCGCCCTGGAGGAGATGCACGAAATGATGCTGCTCACCGAGGAGGAGTACCAGGCACGCCGGAAGGACCTCGCCCGGGAGACCGCACGCCAGATCGCCGAGATAAACCTGGAGACCTGGGTGAACTCCTTCGAGATCGCCGGGCAGTATCTCTCCCAGATGCAGGAGCTGGTGACGACCCTCCAGGACGCCGAGCTGGAGAGCCTCGAAGCCCAGAAGCAGAAGGAGCTGACCATCGCCGGCGACAATGCCGACGAACGGCAGCGCATCGAGGAGGACTACGAGGCGAAGAAGCTGGAGACCGAGAAGAAGTACGCCGACGCAAACATGGCCATCAATATCGCCATGACCATCGCGAACGGAGCCGTGGCCGCGATGAAGGCCTTCGCCGACCTGGGCCCCATCGCCGGCGCCGTCATGGCCGGCCTCCTGGCCGCCACGACCATCGCCCAGGTGGCCGTCATCATCGCCCAGCGGAACGCCATCAAGAACGCCAGCACCAGCAGCTCCGCGACGTCCGCCGCCGCCTCTGACGTCGTGGGCTTCAGCGACGGCGGCTACACCGGAGACGGGGGCCGCCTGGAGCCTGCAGGCGTGGTACACCGCGGCGAGTACGTGGTGGCCGCTCCGGAGCTCCGCGACCCTTACGTCGCCCGCCAGGTGGCCGGAATCGAGCGTTTGCGCCGCGCCCGCGTGGGCGGCCGCTCACAGCTTCCCGGCTTCGCGGACGGCGGCTACACCGACCAGGGCGCCGCCTCCTTCCAGTCTCCGGAGGTGGAGCGCAAGCTGGACGCCATCACCGAGGTCCTCCTGGACATCTACGACAACCCCATCCCGGCCTACATGGTCTCCAGTCAGTTCGACGCGGAGATGCTCCGCCAGGAGAGGCACAAGAAATTCTCCTCACTTCGCAGAAAAAAGAAATAAAAATGCAGCTACGGACCGACAAAGGGGAGATCGCCCTCCCCGCGAACTTCAAGTTCAACATCACCACGAACCACCCCTTCTTCTCCGATGACGGCAGCGCATCCGCGCCGGCCACCCTCACGGCATCACCCCAGAACCGGGAGATCCTGGACTACCCGGAGAACCCGAACCGGCGGACCCGCTTCGCCCGTGTCCTGGAGGGATCCATCCAGCAGGGCGTCTTTTTCAAGCCCTGCAAGGTCATTGTCACCGGCGCCTCCAAGCGTGGCGGCATCTCTGCCTCCATCGCCATCCGGGAGAGTGAAATGTACGCCGAAATCCAGGACGTCAATCTCCGGGAACTCTTCACCCAGTTCCGCATCGACAACGCCGGCCCCACGCCCTGGTATTTCTACGACCACGACGTCACCCAGGCCGCGGCCGGCTACTTCACCTTCTTCCCGGTGGCCACCGACTTCACCGATGAGAACGGCACCCAGACCGTGAACGTCATCAACAAACCAACAGCCCAGAAGGAGTTCACCTACGCCGCCCGGACGGTCAAGCACAAGGGCGAGAACCTCTCCGTCCCTGCCGGCTACGGCCTCGCGCCCTATATGTACCTGAAGTGGGTCATCCACTACGCCTTCGAGTATTGCGGCTTCGAGGTGGTCGAGAACGTCTTCGCCACCGACACCGACCTCCAGAAGATCGTAGTCCTGCACCGCTACGCCGACCTCCTGGTTCCTTCCTCCGGAACCTTCGGCACTACCGGCTGGGGCGTCTCCGGTGAACACATGGTGCCCAATATCACCGTGGGCGAGCTCATCGCCTTCATCCACGACAAATTCGGCGCTTTTGTCACCGTCCGCGGGAAGAAGGTCTCCATCCGTCTCTTCCGCGACATCGTCCGCGCCGACTACGACGCCGACCTGTCGGACGCCGTGGTGGGAGAGGTCTCCCTGACATATCCAGAACCCGCCAGCCTGACCATGAGCCAGGAGGACGGCATCGACTCCGGATCTCCGGCCGGCGACTCCATGGAGGACCTCCGGGCTGGCTATCCTTCCCTGGCCACCGCGAACACCCACGACGCCATCCAGGGGACCGGCCTCTTCTACGTCGCCGCCCTGGGCAAATACTACCACAAGAAAGCCGGCGCGAATCCCGTCCTCGTGGGAGCCGAGAACCTCACGTTCAAGAGGACCCTGGACGGCATCACGGCCGAGGAAGAGCTGGAGCCGGGCGACGTCTATGTTCCCATGGTGTACGTCTCCTCCGCGGGCCTGTATATGCCATACGTGGGAGACGCAGCCCACCAGACGATCGAGGTGGAAGAGAAGGAGGACACCGACGCCCCCATCATGCTCTGCACCGCCCGCTACTACAGCGACAGCGACCAGTCGAACGAGATCCACTGCCAGGGCCAGACCACGGTCTTCCACTACCAGAAGATGAACCAGTCCTACACCGGCCTCGTATCGCTGGCCCCGGAGGGCATCGTGCCGGAGTTCTGGACGGAGAGATGGAAGCAGCTGGCCGACGGCGCTCCGGAGCTCTCCTGCCAGCTCCATCTCTCCCTGGAGCAGCTGGAGACGATGGACCTGTTCACCGTGAAGCGCCTGAACGGGTGCCTGGTCATCATGAAGTCCTTCACCTACTCCCTGGGAGCCAATGGCATCTCGCCCGTCGATGCCGTGTTCCAGCTGCTCACCAACTACGCCGACGGACTGGAGATCCCGCCCGTCTCCTTCTCTTCCAGGATCAAGTGGAAGAGGGTCTCCACCCGGAAGATCTTCGCCACCGGAAACACCGAGAACGGGATCGTCATCCAGTCCACCGACGGCCTGGCGGACTACACCGCCTCCGACGCCCCGGACTACACGCCGGTCCGCGTGGGCGTGAAGGCGAAGGTCCGCGACAGGTGGCTCACATACAAGCAGTACGTGACCAAGCGCTGGGAGAATATCTTCACGCCCTACAGCCACTCCGAGTGGAGCGGCACGGACCGCTACCAAGAGTATTTTATTTCATATCTCGAAGAATAACGCCATGAACATTTCAGCACTACAGGGCGAGGGCTACAGCTACCAGACCCTCTCCGCCGTCGCCGACCTGGTAATCGGCAACGCCCGCGTCGATAAGGCCACCAGGGTCCGGATTTTGACGGGCGAGACCGTCCTCCTGGACAATGACTACTACGGGGACCCCAAGCAGGAGATCCACTTGGACATCCGCGAGCTCGTGAGGAACCACACGTGGCTCCCGGTTCCCGGCCTCTTCTATGACGAAACCACCGGCAAGCCCAAGATGGTCCTGGCGCCTTCTCCTGCGATGGACATGGGATCCGACGAAGAGATGGAGGGGGGCAGCATCCACTATACGCGCCGCGACCCGGGCCTCCGCGAGGAGACGGGGGGCAGCATCCCCTTATATTTTGAAGTCACGCGCTATCCTAACAACGAGACCATCTACACGGCCATCGTCTTCTTCTGCGAGAAGCTGGTGGCCTCGAACTGGCGGACGGATGAGACGTTTGACCCCGACATCGACGAACTCCAGGTTCCCGAGAACTACCTGCTCCCGATGAGCATGTTCAACCTCTGGAAGGGCGACAACGGCGTGGACCGCTACGGCCGCGTCGAGGTCATATCCTCCAGGGGGAAGCACACCTACGACGCCCTCACAAACTACGGCGCGTCGGAGTCGGAAGCCGTCATGCTCACCCAGCTCGTGAAGGTGGCCGACGTTCCCCACGAAATCGGCGAGCCCTTCTACATGGCCATCACCTCCTACACGTCCGAGGACGGAGACCCCGGCGGCGGCACCCCCCACGTCATCAACACGCCGCGCTTCAAGGTGGTCAAGAAAAAGATGGAGCAGTACGCCTTCCTCTCCCCGGAGGGCATCTACTACAATATCCCGATGGCCGGCACGCTCCGGCACATCCCGGAGTATGACATCTCCGTCCTGAAGAAGGCGAACAGCTTCGAGAAGACCGGCGGCTTCATCTCCGACCTGCACGAGCAGAACTCCGGCTCACTCTCCCGCAAGACCGCCCTGGCCCTGTCCAGGTATCTCTGCTCGGAGATGGTGTACCGCTACGACCCGGACAAGGACCTCTGGCGCCGGATCATCATCGAGAACCCCAGCGTGGCCATCGCGAACTCCGGCGGGGTGTACTCCCTGACCTTCCAGTGGCGCTATGAGGACAATGATGAGTATTTCAACTATTAAAAAACGCCATACCATGGACCACAACCACAAACGGACCCCGGTCCCCAAGGGGTCAGACATCAAGCTCGCCATCACCGTCACCTCCCTCGGTGACGACTACAAACTCTCCGACCAGGAAGTGGACATCGAGGTCTCCGTGACCGTCAAGGACCACACCGAGAACTTCGTCAAGGCGGACCTCCGTCCGCTGTCGGACGACACCATGGTCCTCCCGCTCTCCACGGCGGCCTTCCCCCGCGGCGACATGTTCCTCACCACCCAGACCTCCGTCCCGGACACGGACTTCGACGATGACACCCGTGACGAAGTCCAGACCGTCGATACCGGGATCACCATCGTCTAAACCGTCCGCCTATGCAAAAGACAAAGACACGCCTCCTGCGCGGCCTGGCCTCCATCCTGGCCAGGCCCATCCGCGCCGTGGTCTCCGTCAAGCTCCGGGAGACCAGGAAGCCGGAGGTGGACGTCAGACTCATCCGGACCGCGGCCACCGTCTCCGTGACGCTGCTCACGCTGGCGGCCGTGGTGAAGGTGACGCCGGCGCCACATCCGCACCAGGTGAAGGTGACGCTCTGCCAGACGGTCTCCGACTGGACGGGCGCCTACCTCTCGAACTTCATCACCGCCGACGGGGAGTACTTCCTTCTGGCCGACGGTTCCCTGTTATTTGTAAAGGAGGAGAGCGATGGATGAGACATTATACAAGCTCTTCCGGTCAAAGTACACCGGGAAGCAGCTGGAGGACCTCCTGGCGAGGATCTCCACTTTTTCCTCCCAGCTGACCGACATCCTGGACGCTATCCACCGGATCGACATCAAGGACAGCAACCAGGACGCGGACATCGACAGCCTGGAGGTGACGGTGGGCTATATGAGGGCCACCGATCAGGAGCACACCGACGCCATCGCCACGCTCCGGTCGCTCCTGTCGAACACCATCCAGTTCGAGAACTTCACCCAGGAAGAATACGAGCACGCCCAGGCCACGAACGCCCTCCAGCCGAAGTGGTACTTCATCTTCCAGGACTATCAGTACCGCCGCCTCATGAGGATCTACTACTACGGGACCCTCGTGGCCAGGCGCGGAGACGGAGAGGTCTCCAGCGGTTTCCCGTATATTTTCCCGATTGTTTTTTAACTTATAAGTTTATCACATGGCCATCAAAATCTCTGACCTGCAACCGCTGCTCGGCAAGGTGGAAAACGACGGCGCGACCGACGCCGGCCGCTGCTCCGCTGCCGAGTTCAACATCCTCATCCAGGCGCTCATCGAGTGCATCGGAGGAGTCAAGCGGATCAACTTCCAGGGGAGTCAGTTCACACCGAACGAGAACGGCGTCCTGGATCTCATCTACACCGACGACGCGAACAGCTACCAGATGGTGGCGAAGATCACCACCGCGCCGCCTGAAGTCCTGGTGCGCGGCGCTTCCTGCCCCATCACCCTCGAATACAACTGCTACTACGGCGGCGACGTGACCGACGTGGACACCTCGCCCTGTTCCGCCACGGTCTTCATCAACGGGACGCTCCTCACGGCGCTCACCCAGACGCTCCGCTCCACCGGCACGAACGAGAACAACTCCTACACCATCGACATCGGCCAGTACCTGACCGAAGAGACGAACACGGTCCGCCTGGTGGTGGCCAATGCCCACGGCGCCTCCCGCGTCTGGGAGTTCACCATCGAGACGAAGTCCATCACCCTCACCTTCGACTCATCCTACGATGAGACCATCCCGCGCTCCGGGAACTGGGAGCTCCGCGTCTCCTGCATCGGCACGGAGGCCGACGTTCACCTGAAGGTGGACGGGGTGGCCGCCTCCGAGCAGGTGGTCCACATCGCCAGCTCCACCTACAATTTCCCCATCGACGCGGACGGGCTCCTCTCGCCCGGTCGTCATAAGATCGAGGTCTGGGCCGTGAACGCCCAGTACGGCATCACCACGGCCGTCATCGAGACCTACTTCATCAAGACCGGAGGCTCCGCGACCGTCGTGGCCATCGGTAACGACGCCCCGGTCTCGGCTCCCCAGTACGACACCGTCCGCGTGCCGTATTTCTTCTATATCCCCGGCGCATCGGCCGGAGAGGAGGCCACCGTCTCGCTGGCCATCTATGACAATAACGGCATCCTGAAGGAGACGCTCACCTCCCAGACGGTGACGATGGGCGCGAACGGCAGCTCCGGCCACCAGGTCGCGGCCTTCGTTCCTTCCGATGACGACTACGTGGGGAACGACATCACGCTCCGGATCACCGTGGGCCAGGCCTACGTCGAGCACGAGGTGGCCATCACCAGCGCCGGCGTCGTGCTGTCCTTCGCGGATGAGTGCAAGGTCCACTACAGCTTCGCCGGCCGCACCAACTCCGACTCCGACGCCGCCGACCTGGAGAGCTACTACAATAACGTCCGGACCTCGCGCCTGGTGCGTTCCTCCAACTTCAAGCTCAACTCCTTCGGCGGCTTCGTGAACACCAACGGCTACACCATCCCGGCCGGCCGCCGGCTCACCCTGAAGGACTGGCTCCCCTTCGACCACGACTTCGGCGTGAACGCCCAGGACCAGACGGCCCGCACCGGCCGCACCATCGAGATCGAGTTCGAGGCGGGCCTGTGTTCCGACATGGACTCGCCCATCATCTCCTGCATGGATGAGACCACCGGCTTCGAGGTGTACCCGAACCGCCTGGTGGTGAAGTGTTCCTCCGCCCTGGGCGGCATCGACACCTACTTCCCGGACCAGTCCAGGATCCGGATGAGCCTCATCATCGACGGCCAGGCCCGCCACTGCGTGGCCGACACCGGCAACTCCAACACGTCCTCCAACTTCGACGACTGGTGCAATATCGCCTACCTCTGCGTGAACGGCGTCTGCGTCCGGATTTTCGACTATAAGACGGCCAGCTGGGAGCAGGAGACCCACAAGGAGATCGTCTTCGGCTCCGACGACTGCGAGCTCATCCTGTACTCCTTCGGCGGCTATGACAAGGCCCTCACGCTTCCCCAGGTGTGCGGGAACTTTGCCTACGAGACGCCGGACCTCGCCGACAAGATCGCCATCGCCCGGAGGAACGATATCCTGAACGCGGACGGCACCGTCTCCTACCAGAAGGTCCAGGTGGCCCTGCCGAACACCCCGCTCATCACCTGGGACCTGGAGAACCTCCCCACCTCGAAGAAGGACGAACGGACCATCAACGCCACGGAGTTTGTGAATCCGGAGTGGAACCAGGACGACTACGGCCTGGCCTGCGCTCCCTTCACCGCCGGCGAGCACATCATCAACGGCGACGGAACGAGCTCCGACAAATATCCGCTGCCGTATAAGAACTGGGCCGAGGAGTTCTTTGAGCTGGTACTGGCCCTCGGTGCCGGCGTCACCCAGGCGGCCAGCAGCTACTCCATCACGCCCGGCATCGACTCCGGCGAGACGGAGTTTGTCCACAAGGTCAATTTTGCCAGCTGTGAAAAGATTTTCAACATGCTCGCGGCGAACTACTACCAGCAGCTGACCCTGGCCTGTGCGAACGGTAACTTCCAGGGCATCCTGACGAAGTTCCAGCAGCAGCAGCTGGACCTGGGCCAGGACATCACGTTCCGGAAGAGTCTCTCCGGCTTCCCGGAGATCGGCTTCCGGAAGAACACGGCCGCCGGCCAGAACTCGCCCCAGTTCCTGTCCATCTACAACTTCATCAATAACAAATACAGCCGTTCCTTCCTGGGCTTCCCGAAGAACTACGCCCAGGCCCAGCTCTGGGAGATCGACGACAACAAGAACTTCTTCAACCAGGAGATCTTCGACAGCTACGCCGACGGGGAGACGCTGGTGGTCTCGAACGCCGTCTCCATCCCGCTCTACTACGCCCGCGTGCCGAAGAAGTCCAGCGTCACCGGCGAGAAGCTGGGCATCCCCGGCACCATCGCCGACATCGACCAGGCGAACGCCGAGCTCGCGGTCCTGAAGCGTTTCCACAACTTCATCTACTGGTGCAATCCGAACGTGGCCGAGCGCTACTATGCCCGGAACGGAGACTACCGCGACCTCTCCCTGGAGGTGGACGGCTACACCTCCCGCACCTTCGGCTCCGTCACCTACACGAAGGACACGCCGGCCTACCGCCGGGCGAAGTTCCGCGCCGAGGCCGAGGACTACATCCACAAGCAGGACGCCATCTTCTACTTCATTTATTTCGTCTATTTCCTGGGGACTGACTCCATGGACAAAAACTGCTCCATCGGCTTCGATGACGTGACGGTGGCCAAGCCTCTCGCCCGTCTCTTCCCCCGAGACATCGACACCATCTGGCTCTTCAATAACTCCGGCGTGAAGGCCTGGCGCTACTGGCACGAGTGGGGCGACAGCTACGACGAAACGACCGGCGTCACCGGCAGGATCACCGGTGAGACCTGGAACTCCCAGACCCAGTCCTTCGAGCTCGCGACCACAGCCGGCTCCGAGATTTTCAACGGCCGCCTGTCCGGCCTCTGGGATCTCATCGACCAGTGCTGGGAGTCCGACGTGAAGACCATGTACGACAAAATGGTCGCCAATGGTCTCGACGCCCAGAGCCTCCTGAACCAGTACAAGTGGTACTGGAGCCACTGGTGCGAAAATCTCTACAACGCCGACGCCATGGGCTACGCGAACACCGGCAACTTTGCCATGGCCTACGGGGATAAGCTCATGCACTCCGCCTTCTTCCTGAAGTACCGCGAGCGCTACATGGACTCCAAGTTCGCCACGGCATCCTGCACGACGCACAACACCATGATCCGCCTCTTCACCACCGGGAAGGGCGTGGCCATCCGCCACTGCGTGCCCATCTACGCCGTCCTGGCCTGGGGCTCCGGGAACTACGTCGCCCACCGGTCCATCGTGGCCGGAGAGCCGGCGCTCATCCCGAACGGCATCACCGGATCCGGCGGCGAGCAGGTCTTCGTGGTCTGCAACAATGACCTCGTGACCTCCATCGGCACCTACTCCGAGGACGCCCAGGGCCACATCCAGGAATCCGGCCTGGAGGGTCTCGGCCAGGTGTACTTCCAGACCGGCATGAGCGGCATGATACGCCTCCGCGAGCTGGTCATGGACTACTCCGGAGTGGAAGGCGGGAACACCCGCCAGACGGACGCCGGCTGGAACGTCTCCAACTTCCGGCTCCTCCGGAAGCTCATCGCCCGGAACCTCCGGAACGTCGTCTCCGTCCAGCCCATCAACTCCCCGGTCATCGAGGAGGTGGACTTCCGCGACACGCCCATCACCGGGATCCAGCTCCCGGAGACGGACACGCTGACGACGCTCCGCCTGCCGGCGACCCTGACCGCACTCTCCCTGCAGAACCTCCCGAACCTCGCGACCTTCAGCGTGGCCGGCTACGACGTCATGAGGACGCTCACGGTCCTCGGATGCCCGCAGCTGGACACCTACACCATGGTCCAGCGTCTTCTCTCCGAGAGCTCCAACGTGAACGGCGTGACCATCGACAACATCCTCTGGGGCTCCGCTGCCGCCTCCGTGGTGAACGCCCTGGCAGGCCTGGCCACCAGCAACCTCTCCGGAGACATCACCATCTCCGGAGGTAATCAGGAGGTGACGTTCGCGATGAAGCTGGCCATGATCGAGAAGTGGGGCGACATCGACACCGGCGCCGGCGGCCTGACGGTCCACTACCAGGAACGCGCCATCGCCAACGCCCTCATCTTCGGCGCCGACGGTCTGGAGGAGACCGGATCCTTCCAGTATGCAGTCACACCGGCCACCGCCGGCGGCGTCTCCACCGCCTACGGTAACACGGTGAAGTCCATCCACTGGAGCATCTCCGACAACGCCTACGCCACCATCAACCAGAGCGGCGTCGTCACCGTGAACTCCCTGGGAACGGAAGCAGCCGACGGCACCGGCCCGGAGGCCACCGTGACGGCCGTCCTCACCCTGAAGAACGGCTCCACCATCACGGCCACGAAGGTCATCCGCCTCTATAAGCGGAGCGCCCGCGTCGGCGACTTCGTCTTCTACGACGGAACCTATTCCGACCGCTACGACGGCACCAAGACGTGCGTGGCCATCTGCTTCTACATCGACCCGGACGATCCGACGCTCCGCCTGGCCGTCGCGCTCGATACGCTCGGCTCCAGGGTCTGGGGTCTCTATAATGACGCCACCAACGGCATCACGGGGATCTCGCTCCCGAGCGGGCACAACGCCTACAACCTGCCACAGGCGAACGTCACGAGCTCCGGCGTGGCTGTCACGTCCGAAGGCGGCACGGCGAACTATATCTCCGACGCCACCTACCGGGATGAGTCCGAACTGGGCGACGCCGACGGCTTCCGCAAGCTGACCACCGGCGTCATCTCGCAGCTGGGCTGGTACACCCTCGCCCAGGATATGCACGGGAAGACGGCGGGCCAGAAGGTGCCGTGGGGCCAGTATCTGACCTGGGACATCATCGACCACCGCGACCAGGTTCTGGCGGAGACCGACCACCCCATCCCGGCGGCCACCAGCGAGTACACCGAGAAGCAGGTCCTGGATCAGCTCATCACCGCCATCCAGGCGGAGGGCGGAGCCGCGAAGTACCAGCAGTTCTACTACCCGGCCGCCTCTTACGCCTACGCCTACCAGCCGGCGCTCCTTCGCCAGACGGAGGTCCTGGATGACAGGTTCAAGGCCGGGAAGTGGTTCCTGCCGTCTGGAGGTGAGCTCGGCCGGCTCTTCTGGTATCACTCCAAGGGCTACGCCGGCGGCGATCACGCCATCTTCACGGCAGCGGTCCAGGCTGGCATCTTCACGCAATTCTCGGCCAGTTACTTCTGGTCCTCGTCCGAGTATAATGAGTTCAGCGCCTGGGGCGTCAGTTTCTCGTCCGGCATCGTGACCTACTCCGGCAAGTCCTACTCGAGCGTGGCGCGGGCCGTCGTAGCATTTTAATTTTTAACCGCGTCCGGGGCCTTTCGCCCCGGCGCACCTTACAAAAAACCCGTATTTCGGACCGGACCTCGGCGTCCGGTCCGCTACGGAAAACGCTATAAACTTATGAAGCCAAAGCAATCCTCGGCATATCGAAAAATCCAGGCGATGAAGCAGTGGGCGGAGGCGGTCGCGGACCGCTGTCCGGGTGGGCTGTCATGGCAGCACTCGGCGATCACGATCCTCGACGACATGAAGAACGCCCGGCTGGTAGCTGGTTTTGCACTGAAAGCTCCGAAGGGAGAGCAGCGGTACCGGCAGTTGGAACTGCTCGACGTTTATCTGGCAGACTTCGCGGAGGAGGTGGCCTCCATCCGCGAGCGGTCGAAGCCCCAGACGGCGCCGGCGCACGTTCTGACGCGGGAGCAGTTTGGCTCCTTCCTACGCGAGATGTGCCTCCTGGAGATGGAACTGGAAAGGATGAAGACGGCGAACGCCGCCCTCATGGAAGAAAAGCCCGCCGAGCCGGACCGCTCTCTGACGTCCGTCCTCGATGCCCTGTCCGACATCTACAAGGAGATCCAGACCTGGCGCGAGACTCTCGCGGGCCAGCAGGCGCCAGGGATAAGCCTGGAACGCCCCTAAATGTTTGCGAACATGAAGGGGGCGGACTTGCTATTAAATGGGCGCCGTACTGGGCCTCTCGGCTTAGTTATTTCACCAATCGGCGCAACGTCGGCCAGTAACTTCTGGTCCTCGTCCGAGTATAATGAGAACAACGCCTGGAACGTCAATTTCTCGTCCGGCAACGTGAACAACAACAACAAGTACAACTCGAACGTGGCGCGGGCCGTCGTAGCACTTAGTGGGCAAGTCATGGAGGGATGGGTGGAAGCGTTCGAGGATTGCTGTCTTCATAAGATGACGACGGAGCAGTGCGTGCTCTATCGTCTGCACGTCGTGGAAGATCTCCCGGCCCTGGCGGCCGAGATCGAGGTCCTCCGGACCTACGAGCCCGGTGTGAGTATCTGCTTCATCGTGACTCGGCCGAAGCTCCGGGAGATTTTCGCGGCCATGTTCCGCGACCGTATCGCCCAGCACTGGGTCTGCATACGTTTGCGGCCTTTCTTCGAGGAGCGGTTCCGCTCCATGGGGAACGTCTCCTACAACTGCCGCGTCGGCTTCGGAACGGCAGCAGCTGCCGACCGGGCGATGGAAGAGATCCGCCTGGTGAGCAACAACTACACCACCCAGGCCTTCATCGGCACCATGGACATCTGGAGCTTCTTCATGACCATCGACAAGACGGTCCTCTGGGCGATGCTCCGGCCGTTCATCCTCCAGAACGCCGACAGGATCCGGAAACTCCATCCGGAGACCGACATCGACACCCTGCTCTGGGTGACGGAGAAGATCATCATGAACGCGCCGCAGTACAACTGCGAGCGCCGCGGCCGTCTGGAGCTCTGGGATGAGCTGGCCTTCTGGAAGAGTCTCTTCAACGCCCTCGAACATATCGGGATGCCCATCGGGAACATCACATCCCAGGAGCTGGCGAACTTCCTCCTGTCCTTCCTGGATGAGTGGGCCGTGGAGTTCTGCCGGCAGCGCGGCATGAGGTACATCCGCTTCGTGGACGACATCTTCGTCGTCTCGCCGACCATGGAGGCCATCCTGGAGTTCCGCCAGGAGGTGGCCGTCCGCCTGGTCGAGATCTTCCACCAGAAGCTGCACCCGGACAAGTTCTACATCCAGCGCTTCCGCCACGGTGTGAAGTTTGTCGGCCGCGTCCTGAAGCAGGGCAGATCCTACACGTCCAACAGGACCGTCACCGGTCTCCAGGTGCGCCTGCACGAGATCGAGGAACTCTGCGGGCGGATCCTTCGCGGAGGGCTCACCGTCAAGCGGGCGATGGACCTGGAGGACCTGGTGTGCGCCGCGAACTCCAGCCTCGGCTTTTTCATCCCCACGGCCTCCTATAACGTCCGGATGGACCTCTTCTCCGAGCTCCGGAGCTTCTGGAAAATTTGCTATATTGCCAACGCCCACATCGTCAAGATACGGAAGGCGTACAAGCTCAAAACAATCATATTAACACAATATCATGAAGAAAACGAGTACTACAGCGCCCTCTCTGGTGGAGACGGCGTTCAACGCCTTCAGACAGAAGGTCCACACCATCAACTTCGACATCGTTCTCCCAAAGGAAGAGGGCGGCGAGATCGAGTACGAGTCCCAGGAAGTTCCCCCGGGGCTGTATAATTATGACGGGATTGTCTCCCTCCTGGTCCGTTACAAGTACCCGGCCGATAAAATGGAGGCCGTCATAAATAACTACCTGGCCACCTACGGCATGGAGTACACCGAAGAGGGGAAGAAACACCAGGCAGAATTTGCCGCGATGCAGGCCTGGCGAGAGACCTCCAAGGCCCTCGCCATCCGATGCCTGGAGACCGTGCCGGAATAGGCGGAAAGCTGTCCTTTTTTCTCACGCCCGGGCGGCCTATTTTCGCATCAAGAAAAAGAGCCGCCCTATGCAAAAGAATAAACGCGACAACATCTACATCATCATCGCCGCCGCCGTGCTCATCATCGTCCACCTCCTGGTGGCCGTGGGCTTCTGGGTGGACCCCAAAGGGGAGATCCACAACTCCGTCCTCATCATGTACGCCGAGGGGCTGTCGTTTGCGGCGGCCGTCCTCGGCATCACTTTCTCCGCCCGCGCCGCCGTCGGCCGGATCCGCCAGGAAGCCCTGGAGATCGTCCGGTCAGCGAGGGCCCAGGATGCAGCCATAGAAGACCCGGAAGAGCGCGATGAGTAAGACGACCAAGCTCACCCTCATCCTGACCGCTTCGGCGCTCCTGGTGGGCTTTTTCGCGGGCCTGTTCACGCACTCGCGATATCAGGCGCTGCACACTCCGGAGCCGAAGGTGGACACCGTGTACGTCCCCAAATCCGCCGAGATCTTCGGCCCCAGCCCCATCGAGTCCGTCCCGCGTCCGGACCTTCCGCCGGCCGTCGTCCCCATCAAAGACGTCAAGGTCTCCGAGGACTCCACGTCGGTCTCCATCGAGAAGGAGACCGTCACCTACCGGGACACGCTCGCCCAGGGCGTCGTGGCCACGGCCATCATCACCGGCGTCCAGCCGTCCCTGGATCACCTGCATATCACCTGGCCGGAGACCACCATCACCAAGACCAACTACAAACCGCTCGACGGCTGGGCCCTGGGTCTCTCCGTCTCCGGAGCCTACGCCGTCACCCCCTTCGTCACCGGCGGGGCCACGGTCTCCTATACGGCCGGCCCTGCACGCTTCCGCCTGGATGCCGGCGTGCTGTACTCACCGACAGGCCAGCAGAAGGTCTCGCCCTACGTGGGCGGAGGGATAGAGCTCACCCTGTTCCGCTTCAGGAAATGACGGCCGGCAAGGACATATACTTCGACGTGGTGGCCATCCTGGAATTATACGAGAACGGGATGGCCACTTCCGACATGCTCGCCTCCGAGCTCCGGAGCATCCGGAACGCTATCGGGGAGCAGCTGCCGGAGACCGTCCGGGAGGAAGCCCGTCAGAGGGCCGTCCGCCTGGCCGGATCGGCCGCAGCACGGATCCTGTAGAGCCCGGCGTGCTGTTTAGTGCTGTTTTTAGTGCTGACTTTTCGCCCTGTCCGTCAAAGAGTTAAGGAGGGGCAGTTCTGAAGCACACAATCTACCCCTATTTTTTCAAGGAGGGGGTCGCAGGCATGATATCGACACCTTTGAGATCTTCGACGGCCAGCGGGCTCTTCCCCACATATATCGCCGTCATCGCCACGCTGGAGTGGTCCGCCTGGCGCTGCACGAAGGAGATGGGAACGCCGTCTCCCAACATCCGCGTAATCCCCGAATCCTTCAGGCTGTAGAACTGGATATCCCCACCGAATCCGCACGCGGTCCGGACCACTTTGGCCCAATAGTCCGAGAACTTCTTCTTCGCGAGCGGACGCGGCCCGGCCGTGAAGTCATCACCGCGGCCGTTATGCTCCCCGAATATGTACCACGCGGGTCTCCGGAGGTCCAGCTTCCGGAGGAAGGGAACGATGGAGGACGGGATGGTCCTGAAGGACTCGTTCCCGTTTTTCGCCACCAGTGCCGGCACGTGGACGACCTGGCGCTCCAGGTTCACGTCGGAGCACTGGAGCAGGGAGATCTCCTTCGGCCGTAGGAGACAGCAATAGCAGAGGAGACAGGCGGCCATGTACTCCGGGTTCTCTTCCTGGAGGAAGGCGAAGAGGGTGTAGAGTTCCGCTTCCGTGAGGACGCGGCGCTTCTTTTCCATGAGCTTCTTCGGTTTCCTCCGGATCTTCGCGAAGGGGTTCCCGGAGACGTAGCCCTTCTCCTGGAGCCACTCGAAGAGGGTGGTCATGAAGGACAGGTAGTTATTGAACGAACGGGGGGATATATCGTCCCGTTCCTCCAAGTGGTCCATGAAGGCGCCGGCGGCGTGGCCGTCGAAGGAGACGCAGGTGGTAGCCACGGAGGCGCCGTTATCTTCCAGCCACCGCCGGAAGACGCGGAGATAGGAGCGGTAGGTGGCCAGCGACTGGTCCCTCATCTCCTTCGTCTTCACCTTCTCGAAGGTGGCCAGGGCGTCCAGGAGGGGGACGGTGGAGAGCGGGGTGGCCGCCTCGGTCAGAGGTGTCCATCCGACGGAGAGTTTCTCGGAGAGTGCGGCGATGATCTGGCGTGCGGCTTCCTTCCTTTCCCGGGCGGTTCCGCGGTTCACCTTCACGCGATAGCGCCGGAACTTCCCGGTCTCCGGAACGCGGACGGAATAGAAGACGTACCACTCCGGGCCGGTGGCATGGAGTTTTGGGGGCTTAAAATCCACATGGGGGCGTGCTTTGAAGAACATAATTTTTTTTTCTTTGCACCCCTCCTGGAGTATCTCGAACAGGTCAGGATGCAAGGAAAAAAAAGCCTCGATTTTTTGGTCCGGGTTTGTCCCGGTTTTTATTAAAAAATCCCTTAAATCGTTCATTTATAAACGTTTAAGGGCTTTTTGTCTGGATGACTGGATTTTACCCCTGTACTTCAGACCAAAGCCCCTATTTGATAATCAATAAGTTACAATTTCAAAGAACCGGCAATTCCCAGGAATAAGGGCTATTTTTGGCCCGTCTTTGTCCCGGTTTCAATCATCCCAGCGATAGCGTCCAACCTACTCTCCAGCTCCTGGAAGCGGATCCTATTCATCGCCTGGTTAAAATCCACGGAGGCAGCAACCACCAGCTGGGCGATAACTTCAGGATGGGCGTCCACCCATCCTTTCCCCTTCACTTCTTCCATCCTGGCCACAATCTTCATATAATAAGCAACGGCCCCTTCCGGAGCCTGTTCGAGCAGCTGGGAGCGCGTCAAGCTCTCACCCTCATAGTGTCCGTCCTCTGTGAAACTCATGGCTATTTGTTTAATATCTCGATATTGTTTTCTCCGAAGACCAGCTTCAGGACCTGGTCCTTTTTCTCCTTCGTGAGCCTCATCTGAAGGAGCACCTCTGCCGGCCCGTCTTCGCCCTCTTCCGGGGCTTTATAGCGGGCGGGGTAGGTTATTATATCAATTTCACGCAGTTCCACGCCACGTGCAAAATCTGCAAGCTGCCGGATGCTCAACAGGACCGTCCCTTTTAAGATTTTGCTGAACTGGGAGGGGTCCACGTCAATCCAGGCGGCGGCCACCGCCTGCTTTATGTTCCTGTCTTTCAGGATTTTCTTCACATTTTCGAGGATGAGATCGTAGAAGTCCATCATGCCCTTTTTAACTATTACAAATTAAACTATTAAAAATCAAACACTTGCGGAAAATCTTTCCATCTTCCTGCAAAATTTTCCACAAAAAATTTCATTATTTGCAACTTTATGTATATTTTTGCCACATAGAAATACATTTTTATTTAGTGCTACAAAGGTACGACAATATAAAACGCGAATAAATAGCTAATTCTTACTACAATATGGCAAAGTATGCATTCAAGAGAGGCTGGGATCAGCTTCCAAACGTCAAGCTCGGGGAGGCCCGGGCCAAACTGAAGAAAGCCCTGAAAGTAAAGGCCGACTCCAACTTCTACCGGCGGCTCCGAGGCATCCCGGAGCCCACCATCTCCGAAGGTGAGAAGATCGTGGCCATCTTCGCAGAGTACGGCATCACCGACGTCTGGGGCGAATAACATGGACCGCCTCACGCCCAGAGAGAAAGAGGTGGCCGAGATGGTCGCCTGGGGAGCTGCCGCAAAGGAAGTCCCCGGACTCCTCCGGAAAAAATCCGGCGGACGGGAGATATCGGTCTATACCGTCCAGAACATCCTCGCGAATATCTATGCTAAAATACACCTGAACAAGGCGAACGAGCTGTCGGCCTGGTGGTTTACCCACGTACACGGGGTCGACAGCTCCCTCGCCCCTCTTCCTGAACTCCGGAAGAGGCTCCTGGGCTTCGCTCTCTTCATCATCATCCTCCCGCAAATCGCGGCGGCCGACCTGGACCAGTCGGTCTGGACAGCAAGAACAAGAACCTCACGCACCGAGCACGTCGTCCGCGCCCGTCGTCGTGACGATAAATCATAATAATATATGGATATAGCAGAGAAAGACCTCCAGCTTATCAAGGACGCGCTGGACTACCGGATCGCCCACCTCCAACTCCTGGAAGAGGGCGGCCAGGACCTGGCCAGGTATGAACGCCTCCGGGATGACATCGAGAAGCTCATCCTCCAGCACTAATGCCATGATTACCCCCCCCCATATTTCCGACGAACTCCTCCTGCAGACCCGCTCGGCCGTGCGGTCCCACTATCACTGCGCGATATGCCCCCAGAGGAGCCTCTGCATTTATGGCCACGGCCAGGATCCCGCCTGCGATTTTTACGACTGCACCGCGGACACTTTCGCCACCGGCTACCTGGCCGCCCTTCTCTCGACATCTAAACACACCACCATATCATGCCAAAAATCAAGGAAGACATATTTCAGAAAATAATGGAGCGCCAGAGGGACAAAGACGTCCTTCTGGGTATCATAAAGGAACACACACAGCTCCATAGAGAGGGCGCGAGCTTCAAGGGCGAGTGCCC